GAAATAAACTGGGGTCAAGGCTATATACAAGCCACAGCATCCTACTCAGGTAAGTTGGGAAGTGTGTCAGGAGCTAATAGTTATAAACTAGGTGACACTATCTGGGTACGTAATCAAACAGATTATGCCTATGTTGTTGAGTTTGGTTGGTCAAGAAGACAAGCCCCACGCGGTATGATGCGGATTAGCGTAAAATTATATCAATCATTTTTAGATAGAGCAATAAAGAATAATAAAATATGAGCGTATACACAAACACACAAATAGCGTTAGATACGCAACTAAACACAATTACTGGTAGCCCATCTATAGCATGGCCTAATACAGAATTCACGCCAACACATGGCACACTATATTTAGAACCTTTAATACTCCCCATCGTGAGTACTTTAGAAACTCTAAATGACTACCAAAAATTTTCAGGAATATATCAAGTTAATGTTTCAGTTCCTGTTGAGAAAGGTACATCAGTTTTAAATCTCTGGGCAGACAGAGTGCATGACTTATTCATCAGCGACAGAACACTAACCGGCGGTGCCGATACAGTGAACATACAAAACATAGATAGAGGTTTAACACAACGTGATACTGACAACGATATCGAGTATTACAGAACCAACATCGACATACATTTCATAGTATATACATAGGAAAACACAACAATGGCAACACCAATTTTAGCACAAGGCACAACAGTATCAGTAGGCGACGGAGCAGCATCAACTGCGGTCATCGGCGGTATTATGTCTATCGGTGGTATCGGTTCTGGTTCAGCAACTGAAATCCCAACTACTACATTAGCTAGTACAGCTCAAGAGTTTGTACAAGGCTTACAAGATAACGGTTCAATTACATTTGATTTAATACGTGATGAAGATGACGTTGGCCAAGTAGAATTAAGAGAGATGTTAGCAGCTCAAGCTACACGTGAGTTTGTAATAACATTATCAGAATCAACACTAAACGTATTCACATTTGACGCTTTTGTAACACAGCTTACAACTGACGTAGGTGCTGATGATGTAGCAAAAGGTACATGTACAATCAAAGTAAGTGGTGCAATAGTACTAACATAATCTTGAAGGGCTTCGGCCCTTTCTATTTAATATAGAGAGAATTAAATAATGGCATTAATAAGTAAGAAGAAGTTTTTAGAAAGTAATGATTACGAATTTAAAGACATCTACATAAGACAACTAGATGGTGAGATTAGAGTAAGAGCTTTATCAATTAAAGACCAATTAGCTTTCGAAGAGTTAGCATCTGGGCACGATGATCAATCAGAACTTATGTTTCAATTAATACTTAAATGCTGTATAGACGAAGATGGTGAGTTGATGTTTGATGAAGAAGATGTCATTAATCTAAAAGAAAAATCAGCAGATATCATCGTAACATTATTTAAAGCGATATTAAATATAAACAACATTGATCAAAACGAAGTAGATAATTTAGCAAAAAACTAATTCGCCGCCCTCTTAATTACTTTAGCTTTGAGTTAGCATTGAAGCTTGGGAAAACTAGAGAAGAGTTATTAAATACAATAACTCCTAATGAATTTAAGCAGTGGGTGGCTTACTTCTCTTTACAAGATGAAGAGTATAAGAAAGATTTAGAGTATAAAGTGTCTATGGAAGAACAAAAGAATAAAACAGAAGAAGAGCTTGCAAAACAGATGCGGGCTATGTTACTAGGATTACAAAGATAATGGCTTTAATAGGCGAAATAATAACAAAGATAAAGGTTGATGCTAGCCAACAGAAGAGGGAACTTAGCAAAGCTAAGAAGGCCCTACTAGGTTTTGGTAATTTAGCAAAGAAAGCTTTTAAAGGTTTAGCTGTCGGAGCAGGAGTTGCAAGTGCAGCGTTTGTAGGTGTAGCGGCCATAGTTAACAAAACAGCTGACAGTATTGATTTACTAGCTAAGACATCTGATAAGTTAGGGATTACAGTAGCATCATTACAGAAGCTGGAATACCAAGCTGCTTTAACGGGTGTAAGTACTGACAAACTTAGTCAAACACTCCAAAGGATGACTAGAGGTGTTTCGGAAGCAGCCGCTGGGTTTGGAACAGCTAAAAATGCTTTAGCAGAACTAAACTTAGATGCAGCAGAACTTAATAAATTGTCTCCTGACAAATCTTTTAATCTAATAGCTGAAGCCTTTAAAAAGGTAAGTAATCAATCCGATAAGGTTAGATTAGCTATGCAAATTTTTGGTAGAGAGGGTGTTAGTTTAGTAAACACTATGAATGCTAACTTAAAGCAAACTGGTAAAGAGTTTGATTCTTTAGGATTGTCTATAACACAAGCCCAAGCTAAACAAGTAGAAGCCTTCAATGATGCTAAAACCAAGCTCGGCGCTATAATGGGTGGCTTTGCTCAACAATTAACAGTTAAATTAGCTCCAGCATTCAAATTCTTAATAGATAAAGTAAGTGAGTTTGTAATAAGTATGGGTGGTATGGGTCAAGTTGCTGGGAAAGTGGCTAATATTGTAATAAGTAGCATGTCTAGTATTCTGAGTGTGATCTCATCTGTAGCTAACGGTATTGATAATGTAATCCTTGGTTATGAAAAACTAGCTCTTATTATAAATAAAACTCAGGCAGCAAGTACAGCTTTATGGAGTCCTGTATTAACAGACAACTTTATTAAAGGTCAATTTGACCAAGTAGTGGCTGGGGAAAAAGCTATAGAAGCTATACAAAAAAGAATATCTGAAAGAAATAAAACAACAGCAGCTATACAATCAGGTGTGTTAGGAGCTCAAGGCGCTATATCTAAAGCAGCCGCTGCACCTAGTCAAGGTAAGATTGAATTATTAGTTAAAACAGACCCAGGAGCTGCTATTGAAGTTCTTAAAAGGGATAAAGTGGTTGACCAAATGGTCCAAACAATCATACGTGAAGAAACAGCGAAGATAGGTAGATAAATAACATGGCAATAACAGATACATTCGATTTATTCACAGACAGTGCTCAGACGACGGCATTCACTGGGACATTAAGCTTTGTACATTACACAGATTTAAGTGATGGTACACAAGACGGTGTTTTATATCTCGGCTCTAATACAGCAGGCAGAAAGATAGAAGCTAACAGTAACCCTGGTGTTGATAACATCACCCTAACCCCTACTGATGCTATTGTTGATTGGGCGGTTGCTACAGCCTACTCATTAAACGATAGAGTAGAGCCTACCACACCTAACGGGTACGTGTATGTGTGTACTACAGCAGGCACCAGTCACGCTTCTACAGAACCTACATGGCCTACAACAGGCATAGGTACTAGTACAGTGTCAGACGGTACAGCAGTGTGGACATTATTAAGTGCTAGACATGAGATTACAGAAGTTAAGCTAGCTAGTACTAACGGTGGATTAGCAGGAGCTTCAGCAGGTGCAGCACTAGCAATAGGTACATCAGTTACAAGTGAAGTGGCTAATCAATATGAAGTACATTATAGAATAACTAATGCAGTTACTAATGTTGCTGACAACACAGGTAAGGTTGCTATTACATTAAACCTTAACACTATAGTAGAGACGGTGGTATAACAATGACAAGACTGATTGCAAATAATTTCAGTACTACATTAAATGGTGCTATAACAGATGTAGCTACATCAATGACCCTAACTAGTGTAACAGGCTTCCCAGCAGTGGGTGGTGGTGATACATGTCAAGTAACTCTTGATGATGGTGCGGGTAATATAGAAATCGTTACAGCTACAGCTATAGCGGGTAGTGTAATTACAATAACAAGAGCACAAGAAGGGACAACAGGTTTTGCTTTTGCTGACCTTGACCCTGTAGAGATAAGAGATACAGCACTTCTATATACTGATGTCTTAGCATCAGATACAACCCCAGCTTTAGCGGGTCCTTTGGATGCCTCATTAGCAGGCGCTTATGTAGGTTTTGGTGGGTCTAGTAGTGCAACAGCGTATTGTTTAAATCATTCAGGTAATGTGCCTGTATTAAGAGGTGCTGCTAACTATTGGTATACATTCACATCATCAAGCTGTGATTATCAAGCGGGTACATCTTGGTACAAAGTACAGATGCACAACTCAAACGGCTTCTCAGTGACAACTAATAACGTTGTAAGAATACAAGCTAATAATAGTGGTGTACAATTCGGTGCTACAGGTGCTCGTATAACATCTGTTATTGACGATGATACAATGGCGACAGCCAGTGCTACAACATTAGCAACTAGTGAGTCTATAAAAGCTTACGCTGATTCAGTTGGTGGTGGAGGTGCTCCAGAAGGTACAGCAGTATTATCTACTGGTGAAGTAGGTGGAACAAAGTTCTTACGTGAAGATGGGGACGGAACATGTTCGTGGCAAAATGCTACTAGTACATTTACACCATCTAGTACAGATACATTAACAAACAAAACAATAGATGCTAATGGTACAGGTAATAGTATATCTAATATTGATATAGCTGACTTAGCTAATGGTACAGATGGTGAATTAATAACATGGGATGCATCCGGTGCTCCAGCAGCGGTGGCAGTTGGTACAGTTAGTTATCCTTTAGTTAGTGGGGGTGCTGGCGTAGCGCCTACTTTCGCAGTCCTTCCTATCGCTGGTGGTGGTACAGGTGTTACAGCATTACCGGCAATGTTGGCTAATGTAACCTCAACACAGGCAGTATCTAGTGCAGTATTTACCAAGATAGCATTTGCGACAGTATCAATTGATACTGAAAGCGATTATGATAATACGACGTATTTATTTACACCCTCTATTGCTGGTGTTTATATGGTAGTTGCAACAGTTATGTTTGACGCCGCATCTGACCAAATGCAGGTTATTGCAAGGGTAGCAAAAAACACTGTACCCATCGCTGATAATATAACAGGTGCTAGTGGTACATCTCAGGCGGGGATTAGCGTAGGTACAGTGGTTTCTATGAACGGAACTACTGATTACATAGAGGTACAGGGGTATCAAAACAGTGGCGTAAGTAAAAACGCTAATGTAAACTGTATATTGTCAGCTTGTTGGGTCGGTGAGTCATAAATAAAAAAGGATAGAAAATGAATATAGCAGAAATAATACAACTTAAGTTTCCAGCCGCAGACTTAATAAAAGACGTACAAATTTATGATGATGGTAAAGGGCCTTATATTAGGGTATGGGACAACTCACTAGGTCCTAAACCAACTAAAGCAATGCTCGACGCTTGGGCTATAGAAGTAGCTCCAATCAAAGAAGCTGCAGCTGTAAGGCAGAACAGACGTGATGAATACATGCCCATAG